TATCAAAGCAAGCGGTACATCTTTATCATTTTCAGAGATTGCAACATTTTGGGGAGGTTCTCAACCTCACTCTTTATCAGAATACTACTCTAACGGTAGTAATGTTTTTTCCGGAGCAGAAGACGAAGCAGGTAATGATATACCTAGTTCTGGTGCACTTTCATTTTCTGATTTTTATTCTACACATACAACAACTACAGGAGGCACAACTAACTTTACATCTTCTGGAACATACACAATACCTCTTGGTGTTAGCACTCTTACTGTTACCTTATATGGTGGTGGTGGCCAAGGCGGTGAAGGTGATGAAAGTGGTGCTGGTGGAGGCGGAGGCGGAGGCGGCTCTGGTGGAATTGTTCAAGGCACGCTAACAGTGTCAAACAATATTCAAGGTAATCCAACAGCACAAACTATTACCGTCACTGTAGGCTCTGGAGGATATACTGGTGGTAGTAGAATTAGTGGTACTAGTTCACAAATAGCAATTGGTGGACAAACAACTAGAGCAGGTGGTGGAGGTCATGGTGGTGGCTTTGCTCAAAACGGCACTTCATACAGTGCTGCTTCTGCTATAAGTAATAGTATTGGAAGTAATTTTAGTGCATCAACTAATAATAACGGAACCACAGGTGATTCAGCTCAAGGAGGTTCTGGTGATGGTTTTAGTGCTGCTGGAACTACAGGTAAAGCAGTGCCGAATGATATATTAAGTATAGGTAGCACAGGTGGTGCTGCTGGAGCAATAAACCCTAGTAGCGACTCTGTTCAAACAGGTAAGGCCGCATCAGGTTTTGGTGCTGGAGGTGGAGGTGCTGCTAGTAGAGATAGATCTGGAGCGCATCACTGGTATGGTGGTTCAGGTTCTAATGGTTATGTTAGAATAGTGGTGGCTTCATAATGCCATTACAATCTTATAAATTTGCAGCTGGTTTTGACAAACAAAGCACTGAGTATGGTGCTGAGGGTAAATGGGTTGACGGAGAGAATGTACGTTTTCGTTATGGTCAACCAGAAAAAATTGGTGGTTGGATAAAATTAGTTGAAGATAAAATATACGGAGCTGTGCGTGCACAGTTTGCATGGTCATCTCTTGACGGAACAAGATACTTGGCTCTTGGTACAGATAAAAAATTGTACGTTTATACAGAGGGTAAGGTTGCTGATATCACACCCATTCGTGCAACAGAAAGCGATCTTACAAATCCATTCGTAACTACAAGTGGATCAGCGATCGTGACTGTAACTGATGCAGGACATGCTGCAAAAGCAGGAGACTTTGTAACTTTTTCTAATGCAGATGCTGTTGGTGGACTAGACATGAATGCAGAGTTTGAAATTACTACGGTTGTTAGTTCTAGTGTTTATACTGTAACGCACTCTAGTAATGCCAGCTCAGGTGCCACTGGCGGTGGATCGAGCACCGTGGATGTTGAGTATCAATTAAGTGTTGGTGAAGAAGTTAACACATACGGTTATGGTTGGGGAGTTGATGCATGGAACGGTATTTCTGATACCGGTCGATTGACAGACCAACTTAATGAAGCTCTTGATACAACAGAGACAGGTGTTGATGTTGATGATGGTAGCAAGTTTGCTAACGGTGATTATATTTTAATTGACCAAGAAATTATGAAAGTGACTGGTGTATCAAGCAACACACTAACCGTTACTAGACAACTTACAACTAACGAAGGCACAACTACAGTATCTGCTGGTAGTCACGACGCAGCAACACATGCAGACAACACTACGGTTACAGTTATTTTTGATGCATCTAATACAACTATAAACGCTACAAGTTGGAATGAAGCCGCATCGTCATCAGAAACGGTTTTGGATTCTAGATACTGGGTGTTTGAAAACTTTGGAGAAGACTTGTTGTGTTTACAAAGTAATGGTCAATTGTTTAGATGGGACACATCTAGTGGTACATCATCAAGAGCAGCTGTAGCGAGCGGTAATGCACCCACATCATCAAGACATTTAATTTTATCTACACCAGATAGACACGTCATATTGCTTGGTACAGAAACAACTATTGGTACAACAACAAGTCAAGACGATTTATTTTTAAGATTTTCTTCACAAGAAGATTTTACTACATGGTCACCTACAAGCACAAACACAGCAGGGTCTTTTAGAATACAAGATGGATCTAAAATTATTACAACACTAAGATCTCGTGGTGGTATTCTTATATGGACAGATACATCACTACACCAACTACAATTTATTGGACCACCTTTTATATTTGGTTTGTCTCAGTTAGCTTCTAACTGTGGAGCAGTGTCGCCGTATGCAGCTGTAGATGTAAATGGTACAACATTCTGGATGAGTCAACAATCATTCTACATGTTTGATGGTGCTGTTAAAAAAATACCATGTTCTGTGCAAGATTATGTGTTTGACGATTTTAGTATTACACAACAACCGTTAGTGTATGCAGGATTAAATTCTGACTTTAACGAAATTACTTGGTTTTATGCTAGTAAAGATTCTGACTTTATAGATAGAAATGTAACTTACAACTATGTTGAAGGAACGTGGTACACGAATTCATTAGCTAGAACAACTTGGTTAGATTATGGAGTTTACCAAGTTCCATATGCAACAGAATACAGTTCAACTGTTACTGGTGACTCACCTACTGTTCTTGGTGCAACAGATGGTTCTAGTATTATCTATCAACACGAAGAAGGAACAGATAATGATATACAAGCTATGGAATGTTTTTTACAGTCTGCTGATTTTGACATACAAGATGGAGAAGAAGTATTGTCTATATCTAGATATATACCTGACTTTAAAGATCAAAAAGGCAGTGCAAATGTATTATTAACTTTTAAAGATTTTTCTCAAACAACAAGCACAAATTCATTAAAGATTGCCATAGCTAATGCAACCACAACTGCTGATATAAATTTAAAAGATTCTACTAACTTTCCATCTTCTGGATCAGTATTAATTGGAACGGAGATTATTTCTTACACTTCTAATAATACAACAACTAATATATTGGGTGGTATAACAAGAGCACAAAACAGCACCACTGCAACAGCTCACTCATCAAACAAAAAAGTTACAAACTATACAAATACAAGAATAAATTTATCAACTGTAACACCAACAACAACTAAAATTGATACAAGGGGCCGTGGAAGACAAGCTAACATGGTTATATCAAGCACAGATATTGGTGATAGGTGGAGATATGGCACACTAAGATTAGATGTTAAACCGGATGGAAATAGATAATGGCAAAAATAACAATAGGTAGATTGCCACAAGCAACAGTTGAATACGAACGTTCTCAGTTTGATACGTTAATACGTGAGCTTGAGCAAATTATAACACAACTAAACTTTTCGTATGAACAACAAACAAAAGACGAAACATTAGCAAGGAGCTGGTTCATTGGCTGATACATTTTTATCAAAAACATTAGTTCTCGCTAATACGTCGCAAACGACACTTTATACTGTACCGACAACAGACGATACAGCTACACCTCCTACGCCGTCAACAACAGCAGTAATTAAATCTATACGACTTTACAACTCTCACTCTAGTAATGTGTTGGTAACATTAACACTAACTGACAAAGACAGTGCAACAGGGGCTGATACAGAGTCAACTCTACTAAAAATGTACTTACCAGCTACAGACTTGACAACAGATTCTTTTCCTATAGGCAATCCTTTTGAGGTTTTAAAACAACCTTTGGTTGCAAACGAAGGTGATATTATAAAGATTACCGCTGGAACAGCTGCAAAAATACATGTACAATTATCAGTATTGGAGATTACATAATGGCGATGAAATTAGTTAGAGAAGCTAAGAAAACAGAATACAAACAGGAAAACGGTCAAATGATTACTGTTCTACAACCCGAGGTCTATGAACGAATATATTGTAAAAATTGTGGAAATGAGGTAGATTCAGAGGAACAGGCAACCGGCACCTGCAACGACTGTGGCAAACCATGGGCAGAGTATATGGCAAAAGACATAACTGTAAAAGTTTTGGAAATGCCACC